TAGATGCAGGTCACAGTGAAAAAACAGCAGAGGTTCAAGGCTCAAGGTTGTTAAGAAATGTTAAGGTATTGGAAGCAATCAAAAACCGTCAAATGGAGCGAAAAACAAGCACTATTGCAAGCAGGGAGGAAATACAACAGTTTTGGACTGATGTTATGACGGGCCTTGAGTCAGAAGACATGAAAGACAGGTTAAAGGCAAGTGAATTGCTCGCAAAATCTGAGGGTTATTTCTTGGATAGACATGAGGTAACGGGTAAAGACGGCGCACCAATCGAATTAAAATCTATGTCACTACGAGAAATTGAGGCACAGATATCAGAACTTGAAGCCGAATTGGAAGAATAATGCTATTAGCACAGTTGAACATCAGAACATATCAAGAGCAAGACTATGACTTCATCAAGTCGAGTTGGAATGACAATCTAGGTTCGCAACCGCCATACAACAAGAAATCATTTTTTGATGATAACATAAAGCATCTGAATAGAATTATGAATGAATGTAATTCAATGGTGCTGACAAGCAAAGAGAATGAGAATGTGATTATTGCCTATATGTTTTGGGGCCGTGAGTTGTATTATATTTACGTGAAACATCCGTTTAGGCGCATGGGCCTCGCTACTGAGATGTTAAGAGCGGCCAAGGCAGACATTATGGGCAATAAATGCTTGTGGTGGTCAAGAGTATGTGAAGATAAGCAACTTGATTATAATCTGCAATATAAACCTAATCTATTTAAAAAAAGCAAATGTATATAAGGAGAACAAATGAAAGTTAGCAAGTTAATAGTTCAACGCAATGTAAGCATCCCACTAGACGCACTAAGGAGAAGGCGGAGCAGCGACGGCATGACAATTGAGTTTGACCTGTCAGGTCTTGATGCAACAATGGAGAATGGGATAATATATTTTGACAGTGTTGTCTCTATTGAAACAACGCCTTCTTATGTTAATACCACAGTCAAGAAAACAGCCATTGTCGTCAGCCCTGGTTGGATAATCGAAGGCCCAGAAGATGTCGAACAAAAACAAAATACTAAAAAAGCTGAAACTGTTAAGACTGCTAAGAGAAAAAAACCAGAAATGCATTGACAGCTATCGCCTATTAGATGGGCTGTTTGACAAGCAAATTGCATTAATCAAAGATCCCCACAAAAGAAAAGCGGCAGTCTGCACACGCAGGGCAGGAAAGACTTTCAGCGTCGCTCGTGATTTAGTGTTAGAGGCATTATTAACCGGCGCTGATAGCCTTTATGTCGCTCCCAGCGGCAAACATGCGAGGTCGTTAATGTGGCGACCGTTGAAAAAGCTTCTCGAGTCCAAAAACATACCGCACACAAAAAATGAATCAATGCTTGAAATCAAGCTTGACAATGGTGCAATGATATACCTGGCCGGTGCAGACAAAGAAGACAGCATAGAGCGGTTTAGGGGTTTCTTTTTCGGTTTAGTTGTGCTTGATGAATCCGGTTCTTTCCGTTCGCACATAGTGAGGCTGATTAGAGAAGTTATCCAGCCAGCGCTCACAGACGTTGACGGCACATTGTTGTTAGTGGGTACACCTAACAGTTCATGCGCTGGTTATTTCTACGAGGCCACAAGCCCCAAGGGCATATATTCAAGTCAATTTAGTGTCCATCAATGGAGCGTTGTAGACAATTCTATGTTTCCAAGATGGCGCGGTAGGAGTGATTGGCGTGAATTAGCCGCAAAGTTTCTTGAGCAAGTAAGGATTGAGGATAATTATGAAGAAGAAGATCCGGCATATCAAAGAGAGTGGTTAGGGCGATGGGTTCGCAGCGATGAGGCTTTTGTTTTTAAATATAATCGTGATATTAATAGTTATGTAGAATTGCCAGACATGGACGGCTGGCAGCATGTGATATCTATTGATCTAGGGTTTGATGATGCTTTTGGCGTTGTTGTCCTGGCTTTTCATGAAGACCTAAGCAGCGTGTATGAGGTTGACAGGTATAAGAAAAGCAAGTTAATACCTGAGCAATGGGCGGAAATCATACAAAAATATGATGACAAGTATAAGCCAGTTGCGAAGGTTGCTGATAGCGGAGCGCTAGGCAAGGCCATTGTTACAGAGTTTAACAAGCGGTATGGGCTAGGCATCAAAGCAGCAGAAAAGAGTAACAAATGGGATTATATCGAGCTTGTCAACGGTGATTTTAGAGGCAAAAAGCTGTACTTAGAACTAGGCAAGGAAACAGAAGAGGAAGTCATGTCATTAAGGAAAGAACCGGACAGGCTGAAAGAAAACGACGAGGACGACAACCACCTGACAGATTGTTTACTTTACGGTTGGCGCGAGTGTCAACATTGGATCAGAAAAGAAGTTGATGACAAACCAGCCAAAAATACGTTAGAATATGAAGAATATGTGATGCTAAGACAAGCAGAACAAGAGCTTGAAGAGCAAGAAGATATAGAGGATTGGCTATGAAAACAGGCATTGACGCATGGTTGCCGGAACCTGGGAATAAATGGTATGGGACAATAAGAAATCCCGACAACAAACATTATTTGCATGGGATTGCTGCCGGTATGAGAAAGTCAAGGATAGCAATAAAAATACATGGTTATCCGCAAGATTATACAATAATAGATTTACTTAGGGACACAATAAAGGAGTTACTATGCAACCAGACATAAAACGCAACCAAGAGATATTAGACATGTTCATCAACATGGGAGTCAAGCAAGCGGCAATGGACGAAAAAGGTAATATATTGAATGTAGAATTTTGGCCTAATCTCATAGCTAGAGGGCACAAAGAAGAAAACACACAATCATTAGACAAGATCGACCTGATGATCAAAGAAGAAGAAAGCGAAGAAAATAAAAGAAAGCGGCTATTAAATCTAGTTGCTTATAGCTCATAGGGGCCAATATGTTTACACAGAATTATTTTTGGAACGCACCGGGAGACAAGCCGGAGCGCACAGTTTTTGAACATGCTAGATATTTGATGAACCTATATCAAGAGCGTATGCAGCAACACAAGATTAATCTTCTTAGCTATTCGCGCCATGATTATCATAATGTTTTTGGATCTGGCGGCGAATATCTACAATATGATACAAGATTGAGGCTTAATGTTATCAAGTCTATCATTGACACGGTCGTAGCCAGGTATGGCACCATGAAAGTAAAACCAATGTTCAAGACAGTGGGCGCAGATTGGGAAACATACAAGCAAGGGTTGAAGCTTAACAAGTTCACTAATGGCATGTTCACGTATCACAAGGTTTACAAGAAGGGCAAGAACACAATCAAAAGCGGTGCTCTTTACGGTCTTGGCGGTGTCCAAGTTATAACCAAGGATGGTAAGATCGAGGTTGAGCATGTGCCATCATACGAGCTGTTATATGATGAGCGCGAGGCCAGACATGGCAACCCTTCATTCATGTTTAGGGTGCGCGAAATAGGGCGTGATGTGCTTGTCCGCGATTATGACGTACCACAAGACAAGGCTTATGGTTCACACCTAATTGATGCGACATGGACAGAATACAGCAACGCAGGAGAAAAAGACAGGACAACCATGATTGAAGCTTGGCGTTTGCCTTCCGAGAATGAGTCAGGGCGTTATATCGCTTGCATCGACAACTATACACTGATAGATGAAAAGTATGACGATGAGCAATTCCCCATTGTAACATTTGGCTGGCATAGCAGCACAAGCGGCGGCATATGGCCTCAATCGCTAGCCGATGAAGTATTGTCAATTCAGGTTGAAATTAATCAACTGTTAATGAAAGCGCAAAGGCAAATGAAATTGGCTGGCTTTATGGTGTTTGTGGAAAAAGGATCAAAAGTCAACAAAGGCAGCTTGTCTAACATGGACGGGTCTGTGATAGAGTTCGTGGGTCAACCACCTATCTATCACGCCATTGAAGCGGTCGCGCCGGAAACACTGAGGCAGATAGAAAGCTTAGTTGATAAGGCCTATGATATTACAGGAGTTAACAGGTTGCAAAGCCAAGGACAAAAGCCAGGCGGGTTAAATAGCGGCGTAGCCATTAGAGAATACAACGATTTAGGCTCCGAGAGAATGAAAGACGTTGCACAAGATATCGAAGACTTCTATTGCGAAATAGCAGGGAGGTTAGTTGACGCGGCCAGAAAGCTATCAGAAGAAGGCGCAACAACAGAAGTTATGGTTGATGAAAAAGACTTTATCAATAAAATATCATGGGATGATATCAGCCTCGACCGCGACAAATATCAGATTGCTGTTTACCCAACTAACTTTTTCGCCACAACTCCGGCGGCCAAATATCAGCAAGCAAGCGAAATGCACGAGCGCGGGCAGATTAACGATGCTGAATTTGCGCAATTGATGGACATGCCAGATCTAGAAATGGTCATGAAGCAGAAAAACGCACCCTATCAAAATATCATGAATGACATTGAACTTATGAACAACGGCGAAAAATACGAGAGCCTTGACTCGTTCACTGATATTAGAATGGCTGGCCCCATGGTACAAGCGGCGTTCGCCCAAGCGAGACTAAGAGGCGCACCGGATGACGTGCAAGAGTATTATAGAAACTATTTATTAGAATTGGAAAACATGGCGGCAGAGCTACAAGCAGCGCAACAGCCACCACAACAACAAGTAGAACAACCACCGGCACCGGCGGCAATGGTGCCAGAAATGACACAAGGAGCATAAATGACAACTGAAAACACGAACACAGAACAGATAGCCGATGTTGCATTTGATGCTGAAATAAACAGCATTGCAGAGCAATTGACAACACCGAAAGAAGAAACAACCGAACAAGAGGTAAGTGATGGCTTGCAAGAAGAAGACAACGAGCAAAGGCAAGAAGAAGAAATAGCAGACGGTGAAGAGCAAGAAGAACAAACAGGCGAGCCAGAACAAGAAGAAGGAGTACAAGCACAGTCAGAAGACAAGCCAATCAGTGCAAAGTTCGCCGAGCGCATTAGATACGAAAGACAGCTAAGGGAAGAGCAAAGCAAACGACAAGAGCTTGAAAATAAGCTTAAGTCATTTGAAGAACAACAACGGCAAGCCAGATTTGATATTGCAGAGTTCAACCAAGATCCGGCGGCTATGCTTGAGAAAATGGGCATTGATCCCATGCACTTGATTGATAGATTAGCCAGTGACAAGCCAATACAAGAGCTATCAAGGATTAAAGAAAAGTCAGAGATTGAAAAACGATTGCAGGAATATGAAGAAAGGCAAAAACAATTCCTTGAAGAACTGCAACAACGAGAAATGGCTAAACAAGGCCAGGCTTATATTGATAATATCGAGGGAGTCCTAAAGGACGAGAAATACGATGCTGTCAATACATATTACGAATTATTTCCAGAAGTTGACAAACATAGGGACATTGTAAACATCTACACATATTATCATGAGAACGGCGAAACATTGACAGAGAAGGAACTAGCTGCTATAATGAATAGTGAGGCTGAAAAACGGCTAAACGATCTTAAAGCAAGCCCTGCATTAAGACGTTTACTAGGGCAATCGTTGGAAGGCTCCGAGACTGTCAAGACCAACAAGCAAGTTGGAAAATCAAAAACAATAGGAAAAGCAAGTTCTAGTCCTTCAAGCATACCCGATCTCGAAAGTATGTCATTTGAAGAGGCAGAACAGGCATTAATTGACATGTTTTAAGCTGCTGGCTCTTTAGCCAGGCGGCTAAGGAGCTATACAAAATGGCAGTTTCAAATTTAACTACAATGGCAAAAGCGTTTAAAACGCTATATTCTAAGGACAAGATTTTTGATCTTGTTATGGCTGAGCGTCCCTTGCTTGGTCTTATCCCGAAATCAGACAACTTCAAGGGTGAATCAATCAAAGAGGCCATAATTTATGGCTATCCACAAGGGCGCAGCGCTACGTTTAGTAACGCGCTGGCACAAATCACAAGCTCGAAAGTACAAGCTTTTGAGGTAACACGTAAAAAAGATTATGGTATTGTCCGTATTGACAATGAAGCCCTAGAGGCATCAGAAGGCAACGAGGGAGCTTTCTTCGCGCTTAAAGCTAAAGAGATGAAAAACATTATGGCCTCATTGGCCGACAATCTTTGGTATTCTCTGTATGGTGATGGCACAGGCACAAGGGCGATCGTGGGCGCTGAGTCAACCACTAGCCTCACTCTCGCAACCCTTGATGATGTAAGTAAGTTTGAAGTTGGAATGGAAGTCGGCGCACGTCAAACAGGAGCAGGAGCCGCCCGAACTGGAACAGCAACAATCACAGCTATCAACAGAGAAACCGGTGTATTGACAAGTGATGCCAATTGGACTTCACAGATCACAAGCCTAGCCGCAACCGATGAATTATTTGTTGCCGGTGATAAAGACGCCCTTGTTTCTGGTCTTAGTGCTTGGATACCTTCTAGTGCGCCAGGTGCAACTGCTTTTTATGGCGTTGACCGTTCAGTTGACCCCGTTCGTCTTGGTGGTATTCGCTATAATGGGACAGGCAAGGCAATTCATGAGGCTATTGTCCAAGCATTGCATTATGGCCGCAGGAACAGAGCGCAAGGCATCACTCATGCCTTTATCCATCCAACTAAGTTTGCTATCCTAGCATTAGAGCTAGAAAACCGAGTTCGCTATGTGCGCGAAGGCGCTCGCGGTGATGGCTATGTTGGCAAAGTATCATTCGAGGGGATCGAAGTTGCAACGCCTTATGGCAAGGTCAATGTATATCCTGACGAAATGTGCCAAAACAACGTTGTATGGTTGTTGAATCTCAATACTTGGAAGCTTCGCTCTTTAAATGGCGCTCCAAGATTGCTTAACAACTTCGATAAGATGTTGCGAACTGTTCAAGATGCTGACGAATTAGAACTAAGAGCCGGTTATTATGCCAACTTATGTTGTGCCGCTCCTGGTTTCAATATCCGCTGCTCTATTGACTAGTATCTCCTTGTGTTAACTCACTGTGATCTTTATGATCGCAGTGGGCGCACTTAGGACAACAAACAAGGAGTTATTATTATGACTGACGTATTAAGTAAGAGATATCCTATGGGCAGCATGAACAATGTAATAACATTGTTTGGCACTGTCACATTTGGCACATCTGGAGCGGTAGCGAATTCCGATGGAGAAGGCTTCGCGGTCTCAAAGCCAACAGGGACGGGGCTATACAGGATCACACTAACACAAAAAGTGCAAAGGCTTGTAGGGATGAGCATTATGCCAGTAGTTGGTACAAGTGCAACCGACGACACATGGCAAGTAAAAAGCTTGTCTATGGGTGGCGGAACCGCTGCAACAACTATTGACCTACACCATACTGAAGCAGGGTCAGCAACAGACGCCACAAGCGGTGAGATCGCCCTTATTACTCTTCATGTTGTGCGCTCCGTTGTAGGAGGTTAGCATGAAAGGCAAAGAAAAAGGGTTGTCCATCGGCATTATGCTAGGCAAGCCTAAAAAGAATGGCGAAGAAGAACCAGAAGAAGACACAAGCGTAGCTAAAAAAGACGCTGCTAGCAGGGTTGCAAGCGCTGTAAAGTCTGGCGATTCAAGTAAACTTGCACAAGCTCTTGAGGATTTCATAGATATCTGCAAGGGTTATTAGAGGTTAAATCATGGGTGTGTCACTATCTGAGATTAAAGCAAGGGTGCTTGATAGCGCTGACATGACTAGTTCAGGATTCATTGTTGATGCAAGACTGACTGACTATATCAACGAAGCTATCAGTAAGCTATATGATGAGATAGTGACCACCTATGAGGACTATTTCACTACCAAAACAACTATCACCGTTACCGCAGGTACAAGTCGGTATTCGTTACCAGATAATTTTTACAAGTCGCGTGGGGTGTTTGTGATAGATGGTACTAACCGATACAGACTAATGCGGTTTAACCTTCGCGATTATGATCAACAGCCTTATTACTCAGAGCTAAGACATTTTCGCTATAAAATAATGAACAACTATTTATATCTATCTCCTGACGATGGCGTACCTAGTGGCTCTTTGGAGCTTTGGTATACTCCCAAAATGAATAAGGTTGTCAATGATGATGATGTAATTGACTTTGTAATTAGCAATAATGGCTGGGAGCAATACATAGTATTGGATGCCGCCATCAAATGCCTGAGGCGTGAAGAAAGTGATCCAACGATGCACATGGCAGAGCAAGCCGACGTGTTGAACAGGATTTTGACTAGTTTGCAATCAAGGGACAGCGAGCCAGGACAGATCGCAGACGTTTACAATTATGACGCAAACTTCTATGATGTGTTATTATGACTCGTACACTACCAAAGAAAGTATTTAAAAATCAAGAGCTTAATGGCTTTCAAGACATGCTTGTTGATGTGTTCAACTCTTTGTCTGTGCCGCAAAACTATTCACGTATATTAAAAGATGTAAGCTTAGTCATAGGTGATAATCTTATCCCCCATGGCTTAAACAGGGCTTTAACCGGCTGGGCGATAGTCGACATTGACGGGGCAAGCGATATTTACAAGACTACAAGCAATTCAAGGTTCATAACTCTTAACTCAAGCGCGGCGGTTACTGTTAGCCTAGAGGTTTTTTGATGGCGTTGCAAAAATCAAAAATTGATATCCCCATGGCAGGTGTCAACAATGACACAGCCGAGGAACTATTGCAGCCTGGCTCTATGGCCCAAGTAAAGAATGGAGAGTTCAACAAGACAGGCATTATTAGCAAAACAAATGGTTTTGAGTTCGTTGCTACTACTATGTATAATCTGAAAGAAACAGAAAACCTTTATGCTATTGGCAATGATGGCAAAAATTTGTTGTTGCTGGGCGCACAAAAAGAAGGGTCGCCATCATCTGATCCAGAAAAAGTGCTTGCTGATGGGGATAAGCTATTCTCAAAAATACCGACGCAAACAACAAAAGTGTTAGCTGTTGGACGTGCCGACAACATCAAACACACAATTACACCGGCCACCGGCAGCGGTAGATTAGATCATGTTGATTGTGCTGTTGGTGGGGGTTACATCTGTCATATTCAAAAAACTAAAGAGCCTGATCTAAGCTATCCAAAAGTGACAATATCAGTGCAAGAGTTATCAACTGGCAATGTTATCTATGAAAAAACTAGTCAAGATTGGGCGTGGAATGATTCAGGATCATTCGAGTACATGTATCATAGAGTGTTGTATGTTGCAGATATCACCGGCAGCGGCGACGAGGGATTTATAATATTAGCCATTGGTAACTATCAACTGCAAGTAACTACTTGGGATGAAACATTCTTGACCGGAGGGTCTTCCGGCGTGGGTTCATTTTCAGCAGTAACAACCACATACCCACTACAAGCTATTCCGTTTGGTTGTGATGTCTATGGCAATGCTGTTTTTGTGGCCTATAGCGAAACAGGAACGAATCAAGTAACAGCTATCAACCTAGATCCGCAGACAGAAACAGAAACGGCAGCCATACAGCCAGCAACACAACTTGCTAATGGCCCTGTGAATTGTTTTGTTGCTGAGGGCGCGAGTAATGATCCCTGGCTATTCGTTACAAGTTGGTATAATTATCTAGATGGCACAAGCCAAGTAGTTTATAGCGACGGTGATTTTTCAGCCCATGGCAATTTACCGCTATTATCAACTCAAAAGATAGCGAAAACAACTCTCGCCAGCGTAGTTGGTGAGGTCGGGACAAATATCCCTTATCAAAGTCAAATAGTAGGCAGCAACGAGACAAGAACGGCATCAACGATAGTCAATCCTAGAACTAGGTTTTGGATGACATACGATGATCCAGATGAATCAGGTTATATTCCAACATTGTACACCATTGCATACAGCACGGCGGGCGCTGGTGTTTCTGGTTCTAACTTGTTCCAACGGTTAACGTGGGTACAAGGGAAAAGCTCTTATAAATGGAAGGCTGAGCGCGTAGGGTACAGGATAGCAAGTCAAGCGTGGTTGCATGAGGGTAAAAGTTACGTATTAGTGCAGTATGACAGCAACACACAGCCAACAATCTTTATCAAGTCGATAGGCGCCGATCTAGATGAAGACCAAACGATCGAAACAAACGGCGTAATATTAAAAAACCTAGCTAGTCAAGCAAGCGTTGTTGCTCCTGGCTCAAACATCATAAATGATATTGCATATGTTGCGCTGAAAAAAACCGAGCGAATAACAACGAACACAACAGTTGATGAATTGAACGCGAACACAAGCATTATAGACGAGCAATCCGGTGGAGTTCTAGCAACAATTGATATGATGGCAAATAAAGCCAGGATTAAAAACATAGAGTCTGATACATACATTACCGGCAGCATATTAAAGGCCTATGATGGTAGTAATGTTTATGAGGCTGGCTTTAATCTAAACCCGCCGCGCCCAAGCTATGATATAAGCGACGAAGATAATCAGATCAAAGACACAGGGTTTCTTGCTAACAATTCAGTATATCAAACATGTGCCATATACACATACACCGATAATCAAGGCCGATTGTGGCGGTCGGCTCCGTCTGTGCCATTGGCATTTGAAACACCAGAAAGCGGCGCTCAAGCAACAAAGGCAACAGCAAAAAGCAGGATCACACAGAAAATATATTGCCCTGGTCAAACACCATTTCTGAATTGGTACCCAGATCACAAGGTGCCTAATACATCAATCACGGGCGGTTATAGGTTCACCGTCAATGCTAGCGATCAAGTTGTGTTTAGGTGGGGCAGCCCTGGCTCTTATACCAGTTGGACGCTTACATTCCCAGCGGGAACAACTGTGTATAACAGCACAACGCTAGCAGCGTACGTCAACGCACAAATAGCAGCAAGCCCGCACGTTGGCAACATTGCCGCGCTGTATGACAGCAACAGTCAATGGCACGGTGTAAAGATAAGACTAACAAGCGCGTTTGTGGGTGTAGAGGCTTATCAGTTGTGGGTTCTGTATGAGGCTTCAAGCTTGAACCAGCGCCCTTGTGACGGCCTTATATCCCCATATTATTTAGGCGATAGTCAAGTTGAGCATCAAACAAATCTTGCTAGCCGGTTTTTTGTCCAATTTGATGTAGGCGGAACGCAAACGGTAACAATCCCAGAAGGCCATTACACGCAAGAAGACCTAGCAACGCTGGTTAATTCAGCGATGAGCAATGGGGCACTATTCACATACACAATGGACGAAGAAGACAGAAAAGCGCTCGGGATAAGAAGTAACACGGCGGGCGCTACCTCATCAATAACTTTTCCCCCCACGGGAACGCTCAACACAAGAGGCTACCTAGGGCCGTTGGATATTGCAACATATTTCGGCGGGTTTTCGTTTACAGGGGTAGCCGCTGTACTAGATGATAGATGGGGGATCAAAGTTAAACTTCAGCAGCCAAACGAAAGTTATTTTACTAAACTGGCTAGAACAACCATCGAGCTATACCGCACAACTGCAAATGGCAATGTATTTTATAAGGAACAATCAATTAGGGCCGATGACCAAAATTATGATATATTAACTAATATCGGAACCATTGGCGATGAGGATATAATATCAAAAGAGATATTGTACACAAGCGGCGGCGTATTAGAGAATGATGGCCCACCGGCAACACACATCATTACAGTGAGCAACAATAGATTCTGGCTTGTTCCAGATGATGATCTGAAAACAATATGGTACAGCAAAAAGCTTAAACAAGGTTTAGGAGTTGAGTTTTCAGCTTTCCAGGTTGAAACAATAAGGGACGGCGGCAATATTACATCCATTGCAAACATGGATGATAACTTGATTGTGTTCAAGGAGACTGCTATTTTCGCCATTTCTGGGGAAGGACCAAACGTGTTAGGGCAAGGCCAATTCTATATCAATAGGATAGCTTCTGATGTAGGATGCACGGACGCTGAAAGCGTCGCATTGACTCCGCTAGGGCTGACTTTCAAAAGCAAAAAAGGTCTGTACTTGCTAGATAGATCAAGACAAATTGCGAACATTGGCGCGGCTGTTAAGGACTATGACAGTTATAATGTTGTTGATACAATCTTACATCCAGAAAAAGAGCAAATATTATTCTCTCTATCTTCCGGCGACGCTCTGTTGTATGATTATCACTATAATGCGTGGACTATCAGAGAAGGCTTAGACGCCGA